GTCCCAGTCGCTCAGGACGGCGACGATAAACCAAAGCTCCTAACTAAAGCGCCTCAAAGAGTCGGCGACGATTGCAAAATCGAGGTAGAAGGCCAGACAAGACGTGCGCGCCTTCTGCACACGCTAGGCGGCACACCGTTTCTTGTTGATATGGGAAATGCCTAAGTTAGTGAGCGCGAACAATCCACAAGGAACTCGCAATGGATGACACAAAATTCAAAAAGGGACAGAAAAGCGGGCCCGGCAGACCGAAAGGTTCGCAAAGCAAGATCACCAAAGAGCTTAAACAGATGATCCTAGACGCGCTGGACAACGTGGGAGGGGTCGATTACCTAGAGCGCCGCGCGAACGATCCTAAGAGCCAAGCGGCCTTTCTGGCGTTGGTGGGCAAAGTGTTGCCCATGACTGTGCAGGGGCCTGGTGAGAATGGCGCGCTTGTGTTCCAAGCGATTGAGCGCCACATCATCAAGCCAGATTAAAACTTTGAGACTAGTTTCGTGACTGGATGGTCTCGAAAATCTCGGGGTTTTACTATCGAAACCATAGCAAGCATAAGTTAAATGGTTTCAAATGCACTGAGAATCGACACTGCGGCGGTTTTCGAGCCTCTTTTGCAGCCTGCTCGGTACAAAGGCGCGCACGGCGGTCGAGGATCGGCGAAGTCGCACTTCTTTGCGGGGTTGTGGTTGGAGGAAAACGTTGCTGGCAAATACGACTTTGTTTGCTTGCGCGAGACGCTGAAGTCCTTGGAGTTTTCGGTCAAGAAGCTGCTGGAGGCCAAGATCGTCGCCCACAACGCGGGCGCGTACTTCGACATTCAGGATCGACGAATTTTCTCAAAGAACGGCGGTGTGACGATCTTTGAGGGCATGCAGAATCACACGTCAGACTCAATCAAGTCGCTGGAGGACTTCGATAGAGCGTGGTTTGAGGAGGCGCAAAAGGCCAGCGACAAGAGCCTGACGCTGCTGCGCCCAACCATTCGCAAGCCCGGTTCTGAGCTTTGGTTCTCATGGAACCCTGATTCCGAAGGCGACCCAATCGACGTGCTGCTTCGCCGAGAGCCGCCACCGAGCAGTATCGTAGTTAAGGCGAACTACACGGACAATCCGTGGCTACCTGAAGAGCTGCGCGCGGAAATGGAGTACGACCGGCAGCGCGATCCAGAAAAGTACGCGCATGTTTGGCTCGGCGAGTATCGGCGCAACAGCGAAGCGCGGGTATTCAGGAATTGGCGCATCGAAGAGTTCGATGTTGACCCACAGTGGATATTGAGGCAGGGCGCTGATTGGGGCTACAGCATCGACCCCAGCGTTTTGGTGCAGTGCGCCATCGTCGGCAAGACGCTTTATGTGCCTTACGAGGCGTACATGGTCGGCTGCGAGATTGACGCGCTGCCTGACTTGTTTCACGAAGTGCCTGAGTCGGAGAAGTGGCCGATCACAGCGGACAGCGCAAGACCGGAGACGATCAGCTTTTTGCAGCGGCACGGCTTTCCTAAGATTTTCTCGGCAGTTAAAGGTGCTAAGAGCATTGAGGAAGGCGTCGAGTTCTTACGGAGCTTTGACATCGTTGTGCACCCGCGCTGCAAGCACACGATTGATGAACTGACGTTGTATTCATACAAAAGCGATGAATTGACCGGGAAGGTAATCCCGGTTTTGCAGGACAAGAACAATCACGTCATTGATGCGCTGCGATACGCCTGCGAGGGCGCGAGGCGAGCGCCACCAAAGATTAAAAGACCAGTCGTTGAGCGATCTGTCAGCGGCTGGATGGGATAAAGACATCAACATGAACATTCGCAACGCTGAGAAGCGCCCGAGTCAATGGCCGACAAAGACCTGCTAGCCGACGCCAAAGAGGCGTTTAAGCTTGCTGCGGAGTCGGAAGCCGAGCAACGCAGGCGGTCACTGGAAGACATTCGCTTTGCCCGTTTGGGCGAGCAATGGCCCGCCGAGGTCAAGCGCCAGCGCGAGATTGAAATGCGCCCGTGTCTGACGCACAACATGATGCCTGCATTCGCTAAGCAGGTTATCAACGATTCGCGTCAGAACCGCCCAGCGATCAAGTTTCATCCAATCGGCGACGGCGCAGACCGCGAAACAGCGGAGATTCTGAACGGGCTCGTGCGCAACATCGAGTACACCTCGAATGCGGACATCGCTTACGACACGGGCATCGAGAATACGGTTTACGGCGGCTTGGGCTATTTCGTAGTTCGCACGGAATACGCGAGTGACGACACTTTTGACCTGGACTTGCAGATTGAGCCCGTGTTCAATCCATTTTCTGTATATGGCGACCCGCATTCAGTTGCGGCAGACTCGTCGGACTGGAATGACGCGTTCATCACCGACCTGGTAACCAAAGAGCAATACCAAAAGCGTTGGCCTAAGGCTGACATGACCAGCTTTGATACAGCCAGCCGCGCGCCTGCTGATCTGCTTTGGGTGCAAGACGAGAGATTGCAGATTGCGGAATGGTGGCGCAGAGAAGCGGTGCCGGGTAAATTGGTGCGCTTGTCGGACGGCACGGTGCTGGACGAGCAGGCATACATGAATCTCAAGCCGGTGCTGGATGCGCAGGAGCCGCCCGTGACGGTCGTGGGCGATCGCGCAACGAAGACGCACAAGGTCACGCAGCACATTGTCAGTGGCGGCGAGGTTTTGGAGACTAATCCCTGGCGCGGTCGCTATATCCCAATCATCCCGGTGTACGGCGAGACGGTAAACATAGAGGGTAAGCGCTACTTCCAAAGCCTGATTCACTTCGCCAAGGACTCGCAGAGGCAGTACAACTACTGGAGCACGACATCAACCGAGCTTTTAGCGCTTCAGCCTAAAGCGCCGTATGTGGGCGCTGCCGGGCAGTTTGAGAACGATCCGAACTGGAAGACCGCCAATAACGTATCGCATCCGTACCTTGAGTACGATCCGGTAGAGGGCGCTGGCGCGCCTGAGCGGCAAGTGTTCGCTGGGCCGCCCGCAGGGGCGATCCAAGAGATTGAGCGCGCGGCGAGCGACATGCGCTCGATCATGGGCATTCAACAAGCCGGACTGGGCCAGCAGGGCAATGAGGTGTCTGGCCGCGCGATTCTGGCAAGGCAGCGCGAGAGCGACGTTTCGACGTTCAACTTCATTGACAACGTGTCGCGCGCCATTCGCCATTTAGGCCGCGTGCTGGCTGATTTGATTCCAGAGCACTACGATGCAGCCCGTGTGATCCGCTGCATCAAGGAAGACGGCTCGAACTTCAGCGTGCCGATCAATCAGCCGGTGATGCAGCAGCCGCAACAGCCGCAACAGCAACCACCGATGCCTAATCCTATGGGTGCTCCTATGGGGCCGCCGCCTCAAATAGGCCCTGCTGGTGCGATGGCTCAACCGCCTCAGCAAGCGCCGCAGCCTCCTGGTGCGCCGCCGCAATGGGTGCCCGCACCGCAAGGCTATCAGAACGATCCGATGCTGTCGGCCATCGTCAAGACTTTCGATATCACGGCTGGTAAGTACGATGTGACGGTCGAATCTGGCCCGAGCTTCACGACTCGCCGCGAAGAGGCGGCCAGTCAGATGCTGGAATTCATCCGCGTGCTCCCGCAGAGTGCGCCGCTGATCGGAGACTTGCTCGCCAAAAATCTGGACTGGCCTGGAGCGGATGAAATGGCTAAGCGCCTGCAAGCGATGCTACCGCCGCAGATTCAAGGACAGAACCCGCAAGTCGCGCAAATGCAGCAGCAGTTGCAGCAACAAGATGCCCACGCCAAAGATGCAGTCGCTCAATTGCAGCAAAAGATTACGCAACTTGAACTGCAAGTGAAAGACAAATCGCAAGATGCAGCAATCGAAAAATACAACGCCGAGACGAAGCGCATCGCAGCGCTGGCGACAGCGGTAAAAGACGGCGTTCAGCTCACACAAACAGCGGAAGGCGGCGTGCAGGCGACGCCGTTGGTGCAGGGGCAACCATCCCCAGACACACAAGTTGATGCGGCCATCAAGATGCGCGAAATGCAAATCAAGGAAACCGACCAAGCGTTACGCGATCGTGAGCTGAGAATGCAGGAGGCTGAATCTTCGGCGAAGGTTAAGAAAAGTGATGCCGAGGCTGCGGCGATCCATATTGCGCAGGTTCAAGTGCCCACCGATCAGCATAACGCCATGATGGCCCATCACTCGGCAATGATTAATGCGCTGCATACAGCGGCCAGCAATTTAGTTCCCAAGACAGTGCGCAAGCGCGCCAAGGCAACGAAACAGCCGGACGGATCGTACGCGCTGGAAAGCGTGGAAGAGCCAATTACCGATCAAACGCAGGGAACGCCTTAATGGGAAGCATCACTCATCACTTTCAAAGCGTTATTGCCGACGATCCTGCGGCGGTTGCTGCTGGCGAGGTTGTACCGTCGAACTGGAATGCTGGACACGACTTCTCGCTGACATCGTCAGATGTAGGGCTTGGGAGCGTTACGAACGACGCGCAAACGAAAGCAGCGGTAGTCCCGAATACTGCTCCGACTTCTGGACAAATGCTTGTCGGTAATGCGGGCGG